TAGATAAAAGTAGACAATTTTACCCGCAAGCATTTCCGGGTGCAGTATTTAAAGAATCTAAAAGTATGTGGGTATTCCCTAGTGGGGCTACTGCTTTATTTTCTTACTTAGATAAAGATTCTGATGTAACAAGATATCAAGGACAATCCTTTTCGTGGATAGGAATTGATGAAATAACACATTACCCAACACCCTATGTATGGGAATATCTTCGTTCTCGTTTAAGAACAACAGATAAAAATATAGTACCATATATGAGATGTACAGCAAATCCGGGTGGTATAGGCGGATGGTGGGTTAAAAAAATGTATATAGATCCATCGCCACCAAATACAAGATTTGTTGCAACAGATATAGATACAAAAAGAGAATTAAGATATCCAGATAATCATCCTAAAGCAGGGAAAGCTTTGTTTCATCGAAGATTTATTCCTGCCCGATTAACTGATAATCCTTTTCTTATGCGTAGTGGAGAATACGAAGCTATGCTTATGTCTCTTCCAGAGACTGAAAGAAAAAGATTACTTGAAGGTGATTGGGATGTTGCAGAAGGTGCAGCATTTCCAGAGTTTCAAAGAAGTGTTCATGTAGTAGATCCTATTGAAATTCCTAGAAGTTGGAATAGAATAAGAGCAGCTGACTATGGATACTCATCTCCATCTTGTGTATTATGGGGTGCTATAGATTGGGACGGTGTTATATGGATATACAGAGAATTATATGTAACTAAACACACGAGTGATGCATTAGCAAATGTCATTATTGAATTAGAAAAAGATGACCCTAAACTAATGTTAAGTGTATTAGATAGCAGTTGTTGGAATAAAACAGGATTAGGTCCTAGTATAGCAGAAACAATGATACAAAGAGGTGTTAGATGGATTCCAGCAGACAGAGAACGAGTAGCAGGAAAAATTGCAATACATAGAAGATTACAATTAGATCCTGTAACAAATGAACCTAGATTAAAAATTTTCAAAACGTGTACAAATTTAGTTAGGACTTTACCTACTATACCATTGTCAAAAATAAATTCTGAAGATGTTGATACAAAAGCAGAAGATCATGCATATGATGCATTAAGATATATGGTTATGACTAGAAATATAGCAGCAAGAGATTTTATACAAGATGCTAGATTGGCTAGAGAGAGGGAAGAAAAATACAACAAAATTTATGATACGACTTTTGGATATTAATATTTTATTAACAATTGGAGGAAAATTATGCCAAATCCACACGGAAAAAAATATGTACTTCACAGACATAAATGGGGTGCATTAGGTCACTCTAGTGATTATGATTCTTCTTTATACAGAGAATCACTTGAGTTCGGTAATTCTATCGATCAAGGTGCTCTTATTAAAGATGAAGGTAAATCAGGTAAAGGTGGCGATGTCGACCCGTCTGTTATGAAAAAAGGCGGAGACAGTACACTAATTAAAGATTACTCAAAATAAGGAATAAATAATGTCTGATATAGAAGCCGGGGATCAACCTGCGGTTGTTGAATCAGAAGATATACCTTATGCTGTAGGTCTTATCAAAAAGAAATTTGATGAGGCGGAGCAGGGTAGATTATCTGATGAACAAAGGTGGTTAAATTCCTATAAAAATTACAGGGGTGTCTATGACTCTTCTACACAGTTTAAAGGCTCAGAAAGATCAAAAGTTTTTGTAAAAGTAACAAAGACTAAAGTCTTAGCATCTTTTGGACAGATAACTGATATACTATTCTCTCAGGGGAAAGTTCCAATTAGTATTGAAGCTACCCCTATACCAGAAGGTATTTCAGAGTTTGCTAGTCTTGATGTTTCTAAAGAAGCTATAATGGCTGCTATGCAACAACCTCAACAAGAAATGCAATTTGGTGGGGAAGTTGAAATGCAGAACCAAGGTGTAGGTTTTGAAGGTGACGGTAAGTCTTGGAATCCGGGTCAGTTAGACTTGGGTGAACAACAAGGACTTGACGAGATGCCTGCCCAATTAAATGGTCTCGAAGCTAAATTTGGACAGTCAGAAAAACTCGTTCAAGGTCCTGCTAAATTAGGTGAACCTCAAATAAAACCTGCCGCAATAGCAGCACAAAAAATGCAAAAAGTTATAGATGATCAATTAACAGAAGCTCATGCAGTATCTGTTATGAGACACGCTATATTTGAATGTGTAATGATGGGTACAGGAATTGTAAAAGGACCTTTTCATTATGAAAAAGATATTCATAATTGGGAACAAAATCCTGAAACTGGTGAAAGAACATATGTACCATTAAAAAGATTAGTTCCTAAACTAGAAGCTGTATCTTGCTGGGATTTTTATCCAGACCCTTCTGCTGTAGATATGAAAGACGCAGAGTATGCAATACAAAGACACAGGCTTAACAGACAACAAGTTAGAGATTTAAAAAACAAACCATTTTTTGATTTAGAAGCTATAGAAGAATGTTTAGATATGGGTTCTAACTTTCAAAAAAGAGGATTTGAAGACGATATATATTCTGATGATGACCCAACATATATGGAAGATAGATTTGAAGTATTAGAATATTGGGGAACATTAGATAGTGCAATGGCAGAAGAAATAGGAATGGAAATGCCAGAAGATGCTACCGAATTAAAAGAATTACAAGTTAATATTTGGATTTGTGGAAATACTATTTTACGAGCAGTTGTAAATCCATTTACTCCAAGTTTTTTACCATATCATGCGTTTCCATATGAGTTAAATCCATATCAATTTTTTGGTGTGGGTGTACCTGAAAACATGGAAGATGCACAAATGATTATGAATGGTCATATGAGAATGGCAATTGATAATCTTAGTCTTGCAGGAAATATGGTATTTGATATTGATGAAACAATGTTAGTTCCGGGTCAATCTATGGAAATACATCCGGGCAAAATATTTAGAAGACAATCAGGACAAGCAGGTCAATCTGTTGTTGGTTTAAAGTTTCCTAATACTGCAGGTGAAAACATACAGATGTATGATAAAGCACGACAACTTGCAGATGAAGAAACAGGAATACCAAGTATTGCACATGGTCAAACAGGTGTAACAGGAACAGGAAGAACTGCATCAGGATTAAGTATGTTATTAAATTCTGCAGGTCTATCTATAAAAACAGTCGTAAAGAATATTGATGATTATTTACTGAAACCAGTAGGAGAATCATTTTATAGATGGAATATGCAATTTAATGTTGTAGACATAGACGCACAAGGAGATTTAGAGGTTAAGGCTAAAGGTACATCATCTGTAATGGCAAAAGAAGTACGTTCACAAAGATTAACTACTTTATTGCAAACAGTATCTAATCCAATGTTAGCACCTTTTATAAAAATACCAAATCTTATAAAAGAATTAGCTATATCACAGGATATTGATCCAGAAGAATTGGTCAATGATACTAATCAAGCTGCAATTTTTGCAGACATTTTAAGAGGTCTTAATGTTCAACAGGGAGCAGGCGAAGAAGCTGGGACCGTTGGTCAACAACCACAAGGCATGGCAGGCACTGGAGGAGCACCTGCAGGAGCTAACCCACAGGACATCTCAGGAGTTGGTGGTGGAACAATCGGAACAGGTTCTACGCCAATTGCAGGGGAAGATGGTTTTACTGGGACACCTCCTGAGCCTGAAGACATCGGTGTTGGCAACAGTCAAGAGTAAAATAGATGACAATAAGCATAAGAAGTCTGAAAGAGTCTGATTCAGACCAAATAGTAGAGTTAGCTAAAAGCGAACACAATGAAAGTTATTATAACTTTTTAACTTTTAGTGAAGACAAAATACGAGCATTAGTAAAAACAACAATAGCAATGCCAGATGGTACAATTTGCTATGTTGCAGAAGAACATGGTAAAATAATTGGTTTTATTTGTGGTTATTTAATTATGTATATTTCGACTAATGATTTTTTTACACAAGATTTAACTATATATGTTACTCCAGATAAACGAGGAACATTAGCAGCTAAAAAATTAATTAAATATTTAGAATGCTGGGCTGAGATGAAAGGGTGTAAAGAATTATCATTAAGTATAACATCTAATATTAATGCTGAAAGAACAGGTAAATTTTATAAATTATTAGGGTTTTCAGATGTAGGAAAAATATATCGAAAACAATTAACAAAGGAAAAATGAGGTAATTATGGGCGGAGGCGGAGGTTCAAAAACAGTAGAAGTCGTAGAATATGTATACGAAGATCCAAAACATAGTATAACATCACAACAGATGGTTGATTTGTTTGGTCATGAACAACGACAAGCAGGACAACAAGATATATTTCAAGGAGCTGATATCGTAGGTAGACGGGCACAACCTACACCTACTGTAACAGAAGTAGCAAGATATTTAAAAGATACTACGGGTGCAAATGTTATATCTGTTCCTGAATCCTCAGTTATAGAAGGTTCCGGAGGTATCGGTACAGGTATTGAAGAGTTTCAAACATCACAATTGGGACAAATAACCAGTAATATAGCTATGGATGTAAAAGCTAAAAAACCTGATTTACCTAAAGTAGCCTTACCAGAACCTGCTGCGGGAATGAAAATTACAGGCGTAAAACCAAAAACTGCAGAACAAACATTAACAGATATTCAAGGATTTTCAGATATAGCTACAAGTGCACAACAAGGTGGTATAATACCTGATCCTAGTGTAGCACAACAAACAGCTGTAGGATTTCCGGGCTCAGATGTTTCGAGCAATTTATATAAACAACCATTAGCACCAATTACTGAACAAATGCAACGAGCAAAGTTAGGTGCACAAGAAGGTTTAAGAGTTCCTGAAACTCTTGCAAATGAACCTGAATTAAAACCTGAAGTACCAGAAGGTAAAGGCGAAGCAATGGGTTTACCTCAACTATTTAATAAACCGGGTGCAGGTAAAGACGCAGATGATATCGAAGCAATTGCAGAACCAGATGATTTTATTTTAAACTCAAAAGTAAAAGAAATAGAAGGTGAAAAAGATATAGATGCAATGTTAGCGGGTGCAATAGATATTGCAAATAGAAAAGGATATCGTTTATCACCACGTATAACAAATTTACCAAAAGATAAAGTAGTACCATTACTTGTAAGCAAAGATGAAATACGAGTTCCAAAAGTACTAGCAAAAATTATTGGTTATGACAAATTAACCAAGATGAATAACCGAGGTAAAGCTGCGATGAAGGCAGAAGAACAACGACAGGCAACAGGGCAGCAAGTTGCACAAGCAAAACATGGCGGTGAAGTTCACAGCCAAAAAAAAAAATTTAAAGACGGTGGGTCTGTAGAAGGTGAATCTGCTACTAGTTTTCAAGATAAATTAAAGCAGTCTGAAAGTAGTGGAAGATATAAAATTGTTAATGAACAAGGTTATATGGGAGCATACCAATTTGGGGATGCAAGATTAAAAGATTATAAAGATGCAACTGGTGAAGAATTTAGTAGAGAAGAGTTTTTAGCTAATGATGAATTACAAGATAAAATTTTCGAGTGGCATATAGAAGATTATACAACAAGAATTAAGGAAGATGGTTTAGATAAACATATTGGAACAAAAATTAAAGGTGTTCCTGTTACACATACTGGATTATTAGCTGTTGCTCATTTAGGCGGATATTCCGGAATGACAAAATTTTTAAAAACTCAAGGTAAATATAATCCAAAAGATAAAAATAAAACAAGTCTTCTTGATTACTTAGAGAAATTTTCAACACTAGATAAGTCTAAAAAAGACACCCTTTTACAAAATACCGAGGTACCTTTTGTAGACAGAATTTTAAATCCAGAAAATTATATAAAACCGAAAGAACAAATAGATTCAGAGGGAAGAAGTTTTATAGAAACACATAGAATGTCTTCTAGAGATAATTGGGCTTTTCCTACTGTAGTAATTGAAGATAATAAATATATAGATTTAATGGACAGATACAAGGGAGATATTAACGCTGTATTTGATCATAATAAAAAAACTGGAGATATACTTAGATTTCCTAGCGATGAAGAAGCACAAAACTTTTCTATGAATTATAAAGATATTCCATCTGCACAAAAATTTAATGAATATTATACACCAGATTATAGTAAATTTGAAGAAGAAGATAGAACAAACAGAGAAAAGATACAAAGAAAAATTTATGATACTGCTCATACAATAAGACCACACGTAGATAGACTGATAAAAACAGGAGAATTACCACAGGAACAATTTAAAAGTTTTATGTCAGATGCAGTTAAGGCAAAAGTAGGTGATGCTGTAGTAGACAAAGCAAAAGATTTAGGAATGTACCCTAACTTTTTAGATGAAATAGATGCATCTGCAGAAATTAAAGGAAAAGATGACTTCTCAGTACGAGCAGGAGACTTTGAATACGAAGAAAATCCTTTTAATAGACGTATACAAAAAACATTTGGTGAACCTGAAGGTATACACGGAAGCGTGGGAATAGACCAAAGTAAATACAGAGACGACACCTATGTTGGTGGCAAATTAGTTTTCCCACTAGGAAAACCTAAAAAATAGTAAGTGCAATAACACACAAGAATTTATACCTGCGTGATTGGTATGGGTATCAGCGACTTTCAATTTATTGAAACACTGATTATTTAACAACTACCGATGGGCGACCTAGCATAGCTAGCACCATAAGGAGATAAACATGACTGAAAAACAAGTCGAAGCAAAAGTGGAGGAAAAGGTTGAAGATTCAGAGCCTACCCCATATCGAAACGACTACCATAAGGATCTTGACAAAGAAGATCCACAACCTGACCCTGAAGCTGTAGAAGCTGAAGCTACTCAGAAGGAAGAAGATAAATCTTTTTTATCTACTTCAGAAGACACCGAAGTAAAAACCCACAATTTTAAAAAGCGTTATGATGATTTAAAAAAACATTATGACACAAAATTAGATGAGTGGAAACAGGAAAAAGAAACTTTGGAGGCTCAATCTAAAGCTGCGAAAGCAGAAAAAGATTATAAACCACCAAAAACCTCTGATGAATTAAAACAATTCAAAGAGGACTATCCTGATATTTATGGAGTTGTCGAAACTATTGCTCATCAGCAAGCTGGTGATAAACTTCGCACAGTTGAAGATAAATTAGCACAGATGAGTGAAAGAGAAGAAGACCTAGTTAGAGATAAAGCACAAACTGAACTGTTATCAGTACATCCTGATTTCTTAGAGTTGAAAGACACTGAGAATTTTCAGGGTTGGTTACAGGAGCAGCCTACCTCTATTTCTGATGGTATTCTTAAAAATGGTACCGATTCTAAATGGGCAGTTCGAGTATTAGACCTATACAAAGCAGATGCTGGTATCAGTAAAAAACCTGATACTGCCAAATCTACTAAGTCTGCAGCGGAAGCAGTAACCAAGACAAGTCGAGTCAAGATTCCTGAAAAAGCTGGAGATAAGAAAATTTGGAAACAGTCTGAGATAAGAAGACTCAAACCGCATGAATATGAACCTCTTGAAAAAGAGATTGATCTTGCGGCAAAAGAGGGACGCATATCTTCAGACTAATTATACGTTTTTATTAACTTTCTAATACTATAAGGAGGTATTTATGACAGTTGCAATAGCATCCGGTTACCAAAATTTAGGTAACGGAAATTTTGTGCCTACTATTTACTCTCAGAAAGTTCTTAAATTCTTCAGACGTGCATCAGTGGTTGAAGATATTACCAATACTGATTACACTGGAGAAATCGAGAATTACGGAGACACAGTAAATATCATAAACGAACCGACTGTTACTGTTAGTTCATACTACAGAGGTAGTGTTGTAAATGCTCAAACATTAACTGACGCACAAACTACTTTAACTGTTGATCAAGCTTTTGCATTTTCTTTTAAAGTTGACGACATTGAAGAAAGACATAGTCACTTAAACTGGGAAAGCATTGCTACATCATCTGGTGCGTATGCGTTAAAGAAAAAATACGATTATAATGTTCTTAACGCTATGATATCAGGTGCATCTACTGATAGTGGACTAGGTACAAGTGGCAGTGGTATTGCTGGTGTGGATACTGGAGATGAAGCTTCAGATTTAATATCCAAAGCCGGTAGACTCTTAGATCAAAACGATGTTCCACAAGAAAATCGTTGGTATGTTGGCTCTCCTATACTGTATGAAGTGCTTTCTAAATCTGCATCTAAATTAATGGATCAATCCATTGTAGATAGCAGCAAGGAATCACCATTAC